GATTTAGCTTGTACTGGAAGATTGGAAAATGAGTCAAGATTTAAAAAAAATAATAAGACAAGAATATCTAAAATGTGCCCAAGATCCAGCACATTTTATGAAAAAATATTGTCATATACAACACCCACAACGTGGGCGTGTTATTTTTAATTTATACCCATTTCAAGAAAAAACATTACGTTTATTAAGAGATAATCCCTATTCAATTATTTTAAAATCTAGACAATTAGGTATATCTACTTTATCTGCAGGTTATTCTTTATGGTTAATGACTTTCCATAAAGATAAGAATGTACTTTGTATTGCAACTAAGCAAGAAACAGCTCGTAATATGGTTACAAAGGTAAAATTCATGTATGAAAATTTACCTTCATGGCTTAAAATACCAGCTGATGAAAATAACAAATTATCACTTCGATTAAATAATGGTTCACAAATTAAAGCCACTTCAGCAAGTAGTGATGCTGGTAGATCAGAAGCAGTATCATTACTATTAGTTGATGAAGCAGCATTTATTGATCAAATTGGTGAGATTTGGGCTTCGGCTCAACAAACACTAGCTACTGGTGGTGGTGCTATTGTATTATCTACACCTTATGGTACAGGTAATTGGTTCCACAAAACATGGGTATCAGCTGAAAATAATGAAAATGATTTTATTCCTATTAAATTACCTTGGTATGTCCATCCTGAACGAGATGAAGAATGGAGAAAACGACAAGATGAATTATTAGGTGATCCTAGAATGGCAGCACAAGAATGTGATTGTGATTTTAGCACTTCAGGTGATACGGTATTTTATTCTGAGTGGATTGATTTTATAGCTCAAACTACTATTCAAGACCCAGTAGAACGTAGGGGTGTTGATCAAAATTTATGGATTTGGGAACCAGCTGATTATTCTAGAGAATATATGATTACAGCTGATGTTGCACGGGGTGATGGTAAAGATTTTTCGGCATGTCATGTAATTGATGTTGCAACTAATACTCAAGTAGCAGAATATAAAGGGCAAATGCCACCTAAAGAATTTGGTTATTTCCTTACAGGATTAGCTACAGAATATAATAATGCAATGTTAGTAGTAGAAAATGCTAATATTGGTTGGGCTACATTAGATGCGATTATTGAAAGAGGATATAGAAATTTATATCAATCCCCAAAATCCGATCAACGTACTGCAGAATCATATTTAAGAGTATTTGAAGGTAATTCTGAAATGGTACCTGGTTTTACTATGTCAATGAGAACAAGACCACTTTGTATTAATAAAATGAGAGAATTTATTGGTGATAGATCAGTAACTATTCGCTCAAAACGTCTAGTAGAAGAAATGAAAGTATTTATTTGGCGTAATGGTAGACCAGAAGCTCAAAGTGGCTACAATGATGATTTGGTTATGTCATTTGGAATTGGTATGTTTCTCCGAGACACATCATTAAAATTCCAACAGCAAAGTTTAGATATGGCTAGAGCAACATTAGGATCTGTTAAATCAACCACTTCTAACTATAGTGGTGGTTGGACTTCAAATGGAGTTCAAAATCCATATGATATGGAAATTGGTGGAAAAAATGAAAGCATTAAATGGCTTCTATAATATATTTATAATAAAATTAAAAAATGGCAGATAAAGGTTTATTTTCAAGACTACAACGATTATTCTCTACGGATGTAGTTATTCGTAACACAGGGGGCAATCAACTTAAAGTATTTGATGTTAATCAAATCCAACAAAGCGGGGAGTATGAAACCAATGCCTTAGTAGATAGGTTTAATAGAATTTATTCTAATTCTAGTACTTCTCTATATGGACAACAGGCAAACTTTAATTATCAATATTTAAGACCTTCATTATACTCAGATTATGATGCTATGGATACAGATGCTATTATTGCATCTGCATTAGACATTGTAGCAGATGAATCTACTCTTAAAAATGATATGGGTGAAGTATTAGCAATTAAATCCCCAGATGAAGATATTCAAAAAATTCTATATAATCTATTTTATGATGTTTTAAACATAGAATTTAATTTATGGCCTTGGATTAGAAATATGTGTAAATATGGTGATTTCTTCCTTAAATTAGAAATTGCTGAAGATTTTGGGGTATATAATGTTATTCCTTACACTGCATTTCACATTCAAAGATTAGAAGGAGATAAAGATAACCCAACAGAAGTAAAATTCCAATTCGATCCTGAGGGTGTTGATGCTTCTGATTATGGGTATTATAATGTACCTAATCAAGATAATGGTAGAAGTATTATTTTTGATAATTATGAAATGGCTCATTTCCGTCTTCTAACGGATATGAATTTTTTACCTTATGGTAGATCATATATTGAACCAGCTAGAAAATTATTTAAACAATACACATTGATGGAAGATGCTATGTTAATTCATAGAATTGTCCGTGCCCCAGAAAAACGTATTTTTTATATGAATGTTGGATCAATTCCTCCAAATGAGGTAGATGCATTTATGGAAAAAACAGTTTCTAAAATGAAACGTACTCCATATGTAAATCAAGAAACAGGTGAATATAATCTAAAATACAACATGCAAAATTCACTTGAAGATTTCTTTATTCCTGTTAGAGGTAATGATGCAAGCACTAAAATTGAAAGTGCAAATGGCTTACAGTGGGATGGAATTTCAGATGTTGAATATTTAAGAGATAAATTATTTGCTGCTCTTAAAGTACCAAAAGCATTTATGGGTTATGATGAAAATACTGATGGAAAAGCAACATTAGCCGCCCAAGATATTCGTTTTGCTCGCACAATTGAACGTATACAACGTATTATTACTTCTGAATTATACAAGATAGCATTAGTTCATTTATATACCCAAGGATACAGAGATGAACAATTAGCTAATTTTGAATTATCATTAACTAATCCTTCAATTATTTATGATCAAGAAAGAGTAGCATTAATGAAGGAAAAAATGGATTTAGCTCAACAGATGACTGAAACCAATTTATTCCCTACAGATTTTATCTATGATCATTTATTCCATCTAAGTGAAGATCAGTATGATGATTATAGAGATTTAATTAGAGAAGATGCTAAACGCAAATTTAGAATTTCTCAGATTGAAGCAGAAGGTAATGATCCAGTTGAAACTGGTAAATCATATGGAACCCCCCATGATTTAGCTTCGTTGTATGGTAAAGGTAGAATGGATTCAGACCCAAATAATGTTCCAAAAGGATATGATAAGGATGCTCCTGATTTAGGCAGACCACAAGAAAAAGTATCTAATAGAAATACACAAGATGATAATTTTGGTAAAGATAGATTAGGTAGAGAAGGAATGAAAAAGGATTACAATGATAATGATAAGTTAAAAGAAAATACTCATTTTTTAAAACATCAATCAATGTTAAAGAGTATTTCTAAACCAAATCCTAACAAAAAACAATTAGTATTTGAAGAAGATAAAAAAGGAGATTCGCTTTTAGATGAATCAAATATTAAAGAATAATAATTTTAGTATATTTATAAATAAATAAGTATTGATGTATATAAAACATTCCAAATTCAAAAATACTGGTATCCTCTTTGAGGTATTAGTAAAACGGATAACAGCAGATACTTTATCTGGAGCAAATTCCCCGGCAATTAAAATATTAAAAAAATATTTTGTTAATTCTGAATTAGGGAAAGAATATAAATTATATGAAACTGTATTTAAATCAAAGAATGTTAGTGAATCAAAAGCTAATATTACTTTAAATACTGTGGTTGAATCTTCTAAAAAACTTAATCGTACTAGGTTAAGAAAAGAAAAATATAATTTGATTAAAGAGCTTAAAGAACATTATAATGTAGAAGATTTATTCCAAACTAAACTTCATGATTATAAAGCACAAGCTGCTTTATATGTTTTATTTGAATCATATAATAAAGAAACAGGTACAGATCCTAATCAAATTATTGATAATAAAGTAACTCTACTAGAACATTTAACAGCAACACCAGTTGAAAGAGATGAAGTAAAAGAAAATGTTATTGAAGAATTTAAATCATACGATAAAGATCTTAGAACACTAACATATAAAATTATGTTAGAGAAGTTTAACAGCAAATACGTAGATTTAAATAATAAACAAAAACATATTCTTAAAGAATTTATCGAATCAGTAGATTCAACACCCCGTTTAAAAGAATTTTATAATAAAGAAATTAAATATATTCAAACTAAATTAACAGAAGAAATTGCTAAAACTAAAGATGAAGCAATTAAAATTAAGTTGCAAGAAGTTTCTAAATTAATTGTT